GAATACAGATACGTGGGTATTTTGATTGATGTTATTCAAAGCTTCTTTAAAATACTTATTGCCCTCTTCATCAAAATCTTCATCGTACTCTAAATCCATACCAGCCAATGTAGATGCCGCTTCAATAGTTTTAGCTCCAGCAAACGTCCTGTCTTCTGTAGTAGGTAATCTATCTATAGTTAATTCAGTGTTATCAGTAACCAAACTATCGTGTATGACTATACCTTCTTCGACTTCTAATCCATCGGTCTCCACTTGTTCAGGTATAGGTTGGTCGCTTACTTCCTCTGTAGATTGTTCAGTTAATGCTATGTCTTCAATCTCTTGTTTAGCACTATCCATATACTCTTTTAATGCTTGAAGTACTGAGGCACTTTGACCTTGTGTAATTTCTCCAACGTCAATAAAAGAACTAAGTGCATCATAGGTGAATTCTCTTTCACCTAACCTTAATTGGGTTTCATACTCCTTTAAAGCCCTCTGAACAACTGCAGGTAATTGCATTACTAATCCTTCGTATGCTTGCAACGGCTCAATAATAGGAGATTCAACAGGAGGTATTTCCTCCACTTGTTCAGATATAGGATTTTCAACCACTGGTTGTTGTTCTTCTTCTGATGTGCCAGTTTCCTCAAGCGGTTGTTCTTGGTCATCTACAGGTTCATCATCAATTGTTCCGTCTGTAATAATTTCATTGTTCTCCGTAGCTTGTATATCTGCATCTAATTCTCCATACGCTGATTGTAACACATTCAACCTATTTGTCAGCTTTTCAAATTCTCTTGTAAGTTCTGCCTTTTCTTGAGAGATGTTGTTGTACAATTCTTGTTTAGCATAAGTATCTAATAATACAATTTTCTCACTATTCTCTAATGATTGTAATGATGTTCTAAGTTCTCCAAGTCTCGTATTTATTTGTTCAATACGTTCTTGTACTTCTTTCATTTCTTTGGCATATTGATTCTTCAAATTCTTCATTCGAGCCAAATTTAACTTTTTAGACAATAATTCATTAGCTTGACGTTGCTCTTTAATTGTAGTCTGAGCTTCTATTTGTTGTTTACGTTCTGCTGCTAATTTATCCCACCAACTTTGAGTTGATTTAAGAATACGATTCATTGTTCTTGAGTTCTGTAACTCATCTAAATTTTGTGCATTAGCATCAATACGATTGTTTAAATCTTCTAAATTTGTATGTAAGAACTTTTCCTCTATAGATAGTTCGTGCTTCTTGTTTACATCATTATTGTAATCCTCAAAAGTCTTGTTAGGATTCTTTTTAACCCATTCACTATACCCAGATGAATTGATAATATTCTCATTAGCTTGGGTAAGTTTAGTGTTTATAGAATCGGATATTGTTCGTAACTTTTTACGAGTATCTCCAATAGCTTTAACTGTATCATCTGCATTAACTCCAATAGCACCATACTTCTCCAATACATCCTGTGCATTAGCTATATTGGTAGGTGTTGGATTATTTTGAGCATCTGCAAGTATTTTATCTTCCTGCTCGATTACAGCCGCTGTACCAAAGTAACGTGTTCTTAGGCGTTGGTATTCTTTTTGCTGATTTAATTGGTTTTGTAAATCTTGGCCATAAATTACATCTGTAATACCCGCTTGGTTCTCTTGTAATTCGTTAATCTTATTCTGCCATTTAGCGGCTTGTTTACGCATTAAATGAAGATTGGCTGTTCTATCAAATATGAAATCTGATATGTGCGTGACCAATGGATCAACTTCTGTATCCTTATCACCGATAGTTCTTGAATCCATTCCATACTTCGTCATCACCTTTTCGTGTATCTTCTGCAACTCTCCCAATGTTTCTACAGCTTCTTTAGCTTTAATTTGGTATGCTGTATCATTCATATCTTTAGCAAAGCCCATTCTCATAGCTTCAGTTTGTTCAGGAGTTTTATTATACTGTTCCTGTAATGGGGCTAATTGTGCTTCCAATTCCGTAGTATCGGCACCGGTCTTTTTACCTTCTTCTATTTGAGCAGTTAGCTCTTGTATCTTAGGTACCAAATCTTCACGTTCACTTTTAGTGTTATCCAACCCCGCTATTTGACGGTATGATTCTGCAAGGTTATCTGCAAATCCTAATTGAACAGAGCGTTTAGATTGTAGATGAAATAACTCACTTTTAAGTGCCTCTGCTTGTTCAAAGTTACCCGCTTGTTTAGCTTTTTGAATCTTTGTTTGTTTGTCTTGAAATACATCAATGTCTTCCTTTACAGCATCACGTATGTTATTGAAGTAATTCGTATTTCCAAATTTGTTCTTGTTACGAGATGTCATTAATTTAAAGTTAGGAATAGGTTCGCCTTTCTCATCCATTTGAGGTGTACCTTTTTCATCTAACTTGTAACCAGTTTGAACTTTATGTATTGGTATATTAGTAGTAACAACATTAGTAGCAGGGCCTGCTATTGCACCCATTACAAAATTTAATGCTCCTTCACTATCCATTGTTCTATTGAAGTACTTACTTAATTGCCCAAGTTGTCCTAATATACTATAAATTTTACCTTCTTTACCTTCTTCTATACCTGTACGTTCGGCGAATTGGTTAGTTAATTCTTCTGTACCTTCTCCAATAGCTTCACGTAAAGCAGCTACTTTACCCTCACCTTTAAATGCCTCTTTTTTGAAGTTGTCTATTGTATAACCGCCTACACGTTTACCCCAATCTGTAACACTTTCTCCAGCATTTTGAAAAAAGTTCTTCTTAGCGATGTTTTCTATAACTTGTTCTTCGTGGTTAAAAAACGGTATAACACTATACATGTTCATACCCGTATTAAGTATAGTGTTTAATTGTACGGTAGTAGATGCTGATTGTGAAGCAATATACTTTGCTTTAGCATCTGCTTCATCAGGACTTAATCCTGCTGCAAGAGATTTTTGGTATTGTGAATTATAAACTTCCCCAAACACTCTATTTCCTGACATAGCACCTTCTGCATAAGCCAATCCTCCAGCAGTTAATAATTTAGAAACTGTTTGTCCTGCTTTTACTCCACCTGTTAAATATTCTAATGCTTGAGCACCTTTAGTTAGTTTACCTAATAATCCAACTCCTTTGGCTATACCCATACCACCAATAGCGAACGATGCCACAGTACTTACTAATCCTTCAGAGTTCTGTAACCACCAACCAAAATCATTTAAGCCCCATGTTTTATCTGTTGTACGGTATATAGGTAATGCTTCATCTAAAGATTGATTCCAACCTTTAGCTAATTCAGTTAAACCATTACTGTAATCTCTGTCATCTCCCCATTCTGTTAATAAAGCTCCAGCGTATCCTACACTTTCAACTAAACCAGTACCAATTTTAGTTGTAGTTCGTACTGCCCAATTACCTAATTTATCCCATGCAGATTGCATGTTCCCTAACATAATATCGTTTTTTACCGCATTAGTGTTAGGGTTAGTTATACCTAATGAATGGGCATCGTATTGTGGTGCATATTTGGATATATCTACATCAGCGTATGCTCCAAGCGTAGATATACTTTGACGTTTTGGTTGTGCATTAGTATAACTTTTAAATGGATCATATCCTTTATTGTTTACTTTAGGTGTAGGTTTAGGGTCGTCTCCCGGTCCAAATCCTTCGTCGTATATATCAGTTAAATCTTTTGGCATAATATCTTAATTAATCAAGTCCTTCAATTGTTGCTCCATTTTGCATTTGATGTCTTATAAATTCCTTAGCTTCCAAAGAAGTTTCAGGTATGGATGTTATTCTATTGCCATTAGCGTCTCTAATCCTAATAGAAGTTTTACCATTACCTCTGGTTTTTTCAACCTTAGCTATAATATTACCGTTACCATCTTTAATAACTACATCAGCAGTATGCTTAGTATCGAAAGCTTGTACTTTATCTTGAGGATTAAAATCTCTACCTACTTGAGTCATTGTACGATCATCTCTTCTTTTTCCAACCTTTATTAAATTATCGGATGTTCTCAAAGCAGATGATGAACTATAATTTACTTTATATTGTCCTGTTACTTGTTTAGTTTCAGGGTCTATTACAGCAATTATACCTCCTGTATTCTGTTTACCGTTACCCTTAGTTTTACCAATGTATTGAAAGTTTCCACCTGCTATAGCCATAGCTACTTTTTCATCTTCTACTGGAGTGCCATTAATGGTTTGAATATTAGTTGTACCGGCAGCCATTATTTCTTGTTTAGATTGTTCACTACGTTTTTTAGATTCTAAAACTACTGCTTGCGGTATAGCATAATTAGAATGATTTGCATTAAAATGTGTAATTTTAGCTGCTTCCAATTGTTTACCTTTACGACCTAAATTAGAAACTATATCATCAATTTTACCAGTTACAGCATTGTCTTGGAAGCTAATATAAGAACCATCTTTGGTTTGAAAATTTACCCTATTTATACCCCAAGATTTATCTGTACTTACAATTTTAGCATCTTTTAATTTATCTGCTACCTCTTTACGAGTTAAAGTTTGCCAATTACTATTTAACGGCTTACCATCTGAACCTATGGTTTGGTCGTTACGTGTATAGTTGCTTACAATTATTCTAACTTTATCATTCGGTTTTTCAAGTAAAACGTTATTGATAGCTTCTTTTTCAGAACTTCTTCTATTATCTGACGTAGTATAACCAAATTGTCCAGTACCTAATACATCATTCTCTAATTTACCTTGTATCGTTTTTTGATTAGTTCTTTTACGTTGTAATTCTTGCAATGAACCAAGTCTATCTTCATACAAAGCCTGAGATTCTGGTTGATTGTTAGTTTTAAAATATTGTGTGATTTGAGCATCAGTTAATTTATCAACACTAGTACCTAATGAACGTGCAATAGATTGTTTTTGTGCTGTAAGTTGTGTCTGAGTTTCATTCAATGCTCTATCTGTATTTTTTACATCAGTTTGGAATTCATCCCAATTTTTGTAATCTCCAGAAGGGTCAGTAATAGTACTTTCAACCACTTCTGTATCTTCTAACTTCTGTTGTTCACGTTCATAATCTTTTAATTGTTTGGCATATTTAAAAGCTGTAGCAGCTCTAACTTCATCTTTATATAAATCCCCAACCCCACTTTCATTAGCTTGTTTAGTTTTACTGTACGCTTTACCAAGTGCATATCCTAATTGATTGGCATATTGTTTTTGTTCTAAATGTTGTTGTCTGTACATACTTAATGCTTTAGCTGGAGATATACCACTTTTAATAGCCTCCATTAATTGTACCTTATCCTGATTACTTTGTTGAATAACTTTACCTTTGGCATTTGTACCGGGAATAGTATCAGGTTGTTTTGTGATTGTAGCCAACGCTGTCTTGTCATCCAAACCTCTATTAGCTGCATAAGTTTTTAAATTCAAATCTTGCTCATTATGAGCTAACCATTCTTTATCGTTTTGACGTGCATAGTCAAATACTTTTTTAATGTCTTCAGGTTTTATAGATTCCCAACCACGTTCTGATGACCATTTTTGCCAACCAGTATCCCCACCTTGTTTTACTTCTCCACCATTGGCTGTCATTATGCTTAAATTTTTGCGAATAACTTCATTGACATCTATATTTTTTACAGGAGTTAAACCTCTAAAACCTCCAATAGCTCTACCTTGTTCATCATACTTTATACCTTTATAACCATCGTCTGCCATTTGCATATAGATAGCTTTTTGTGTAGGGTCTAATCCAAATTCTTTAGATTCGAGTTGTGTTTGATAATCTTGTTTAGCCTTAACTTGTTCTACTAATGGTTTAATTTTAGTTGCTGTTTGACGAGCACGTTGAGCAACTATACCATACAAATCTTCATAGTTTCCAGCTTCTATTCGCTGCTTTAATTCTCTTTGTGTTTGGTCATTTATAGATTTCCATGTCTCCTCATCTTGTTTTAAGAAAGGAATATTTAACACATTATCAGCCATAGTAGCATCTGCTTGAGAAGCTACATCATACTTTTGTTGAGCGTCATCAAGCATCTTAGTATATTCCGGTAATGCGGAACCAACATACTGTGGTATGACGGTTGAATTGGATAGTCTGTAACTGTCGTATAATCCCATGATAATTCGTTGTATTAATTAAATAATTTCATCATTCCCCCTGTGGAATATTTCATTGATCCACCATACTTTTTTTGATTAAGTAATAGTTTAGCAGTTTCAGCTTTTTTATCTGAATACTGACTATTCAATACATCAACAATTTTATCTTCTGCCATACCTGCTGATTTCAATGATTGTACATACCTATTAGCAATAGGATCGGCTTGAGCTTCAGCTAAACTTTTGTAAGCTCTACCTGATACACCATCTGTATTATACATTTTCTGTATTATACCGAACCTTTTTAAGTCTAAGTTGGCTTTTGATTTCTCATTCTGTATAGCCATATACTTATCCGCAGCATTAGCTACATTCGCTGATTGTTCTCTTTGTTGTGCATTAGTACGTTCTGCAATACCCATTTTGTATTGGTCTAATTTAGCATTGTTTTTTGCACTAATTTCAGCATTAGTCATTACTTCTTTATTGCTAATATCTATGTTCTGATTACGTTCTGCTTGGTTTATAGAAGATAATTGGTTGAACTTTTGAGCTAAATTATACTGCTTAACAGATTGAGATGTATTTTCATCTAATGTTCTATCTGCATTGGCATTTATACCTCTTATACCACGTTCTGTACTATATCTATCATTGTCATAGTTTGCACGTTGTAATGTTACAGGTGCGTCGAGATTTGGCGTAGGTACACGAGCTGGGCTTCTTAAAGCATTAATAATATTAGAGGCATAAGGAGCTAATTGATTTGCTGTATCTGTAGCACGAGTTCCTACGGCATTCCAATCAATCTTTTTAGGCATAGAATTTTTTGGAGCCTCTTTAATAAGTGCTACATTGCTTGGAATTTTAACTGTATCTCCTAAATAACTTACTTCATACCTTTTTGGTGCATTATGATTTACAAGAACTGTAGAAGGTTTTCCATCAATAGATGGGTTACTCCATAGATACGGGTTTGAACTTGTACCTGTTAATTGAAGGTCAGTTGGAAATAGTGATGGTTGTTTATTGCCATTGGTTATCGTAACTGCAGGGGTATTTATACTTTTAAAATTCTGTACAATGTTTTTCATATTAGGATAATGCCAACCTGTTTTATCATAGTACGGAGTTGGTGTATTAGATTGTGGTGTATCTAACGCATCTTTAGGAAGTTTGAACTTCTTTCTTATTGGCATTGTATCTAAAGGGGTGGACAATCCACCATATTCAAATTTCTTCATGGTATATAATTTATTGTATTCCCATTGATTGTTTATATCGTTCCTGTAATGTTTTTAACCTATCTTCTTTAGCATTTAGTAACTTAATACTATTAGCTCTCTCTGGTGTAAATGGTTTAGCTTCAATTTTACCCTTTGCTTTCATAATAGGTTTATGTAAATCAGCAAACCCTAATTTCTTAGAGAATACATAATCATCTTTTACTGTCTCTCCATCCTCAATCTCTGCACCCATTTCTGGAAGTTTTATACCTCCTTGAGCATGTGTATTTCCATTAGCCTCTATACCATCAGAAGATTGTGGTATAAGATTTCCTCCTACTGCATATTGTTTGTTTAGGTAATTGTTTGATAATTTACCTCCGGTTTCCATATACTGTGCATCATAGTTCCCTTGATATAATTCGGGATTAGCCATTAACTTAGCACCCATTCTATTTTGTTCTACTACTTGTTGTCCTTGTTTATACTCTCCTTCCATTCTATCATACTTCTTTTTTTTAGCTGCACCTCCTATCCAACCTGCTGTTGCACCAACAACTCCGCCAATCAAAGCTCCCCACGGCCCAGCTACAGCTCCCATACTTGCTCCTGAAGCTGCTCCTTTAACTACTGATGAACCTACAGATTTTCTACCACCAAATCTACCTTCTCCAGTATCTACAGCATCTACTATTGATGCGGTTGTATTTAAAGCAGCTACCCCACCATTCATAGCACCAGTTCCTTTAGCCTGTGTATTAACCTGTGTATCAGTACTTTTAACTTGTGGTTTGGTATCCCATTGCATACGTCCATTATTACCACTTAATGCTTGAGCAGTATTTGGATCTAAGTCTCCACCCCAATCATACTTTAAATACTTTTTACGTTTAAAGTTGGTGCTTAGTGCGTATGGTTGTCCTATTGTAGTATTCATTATCTATCTGATTTAAGTGCCTGAGCGTTTACTGAATGCAAGATAATCTGTTTTCCTGATAAGTTGTCAAATTCAAACCGTACTGTGAAGTATTTATCCTCTAATAGTTCTTTGTCATACCATGCTTTATTGGTATCTATCTCATTTTGTATAAGTGTGTAGTCATGGAATATATCCATTAAGAATTGTGTTCCTCTATCTTTAAGGATATTCCTTAAATCGTTGAATGACCAAGTACCTTGTGTTTTTCTGCTATTTTCGTATTGTAAATTCTCGAATACATCTTTTAATGCAATTTTTCCGGTATGTTGTTGAGAGTTCCAAATTGATAGATGTGTAATCGTTTTCCATTCTACTTCAACATCCGAATTATCTAAATTACCTTGTATAATTTCTGTAATCCAATTTACACTCTCTAGTAACAAATCACTATCTGATTGAAAGATTATATCTATAAAGAATGGTTTAGGTGTTTGGTCATAAAATAACCCCGGTAAATTAGAATTATGTTTATAAAATACTTGATTTTTTAATGTCCATAACTGTTCACGAGTATGAAAATACATATCTGGTATATAATCATGGAAAAATACCCAGCTTGCTGTTTCTATACTATATGATAATGTGAATGAGGTGCTTGTTTCGCTGTTCGTATTTTTTATTGTGAACATAATACGTTTGTATTTCTGATCCCAGCCAATTGTTATACCATTGTTTACAAACGGATTATTATCTGTTATTTTAAGGTACTTACGTAACAATCTGTTTAATCCTATATTCAAATTCTTTAATTGTTGTGCTTTGTATATGTAAACTTCTCCTTGTTTAGCATCCACAAATACATAACCTGCAGGTGTTCTAACACACGCTAATTCGTGTTGTGTACCTGCATACCCTAATTTAGCTGATTGAATTTCTTGCGGTTCAAATTGAAATATGTCTCCAGACCCTAAAGTAATGTTTAATGTACCACCTTCTAATTTCGCTTTATCTTGAGTCATAAACAAAGCATTTTCATGGTGTATCATTAACTTATCATCCATACCCTCTAAATGGGTTATATACCCCATATTTTTCTGACATTCATAATAATCCAATGGTAAAAATGTTCTCCAACTTCTAAACTTAGTTTGACGAGATAGTTTACCTCCTCTATGAATACGGTATGGAAAATCGGTAATGTCTTCACGGTATGGGGAGAATATTGAAGTGCTTAACAAATCGTTTAAAGCATTCAAATCTCTTACATATCCGAACTGATTAGGGTCTTGGTTTCTATCGTAATATTCGGGATATGCCGCTCCATTATCTCCTGCATTTAATACAGTATTTGGATACCATTTGGAATATACATTACCGGGAATCTCATACCTTAAATGTATATTGCTTATACTTTCACATACAAATCTATGTATTACCTTTTTACCAAATGTGGCATTTTCTCCAAACCCTGCCCAACTATCTCCAGCTTCATGTTTACCGTATGTATGGAAGGTATAATCTGATACATAAACATCTCCTCCATAAAATGCTGAACTGTCTGTTAAATCTCTTGCTGCACCTGCAGCTATTAATGTTTGTGAATAGAAGTTTAGGTATATAGTATCCTTAATTGATTTTAAGTTTACTAAAAATGTTTCTACAACGTCTGCATATAAATCTGCTTCATCTTGTGAACCACTGGCGTTATGTGTATACCAACCATTTGATTGTACTGTGATTGGCCATTGTGGGCCTCCTAATTGTGCACCAAAACAAGTCTCACATGCTTTGTTTATAAATCTACCTACATTTATATTATTGGATAATAGCTGACCACCATTTTTTACACTTCTACATACACTACCTGCATTTGTTCTTGATACGGCTCCGGGGCCTAATGTAAAATCTACTAAATATATAGTACAAGTATTTCCACTATTATTTCCATTATCACCATCTTGTAACATACTACCATTACGTAATCCTGAGCGTCTTAATTTAAACTGTGCTGCAATATATGTTGGTTTTATTGAAGGCTTGTTAAGGATATAATCAAAAGCATGGAAACGCATAGTATCTAATCTTAAACTTAAATCGTTTGAACTATCATAGGATGTTTTATCCTTTGTCTTAACCCAAGAATTCCAGTTAGATCCAGTACTGTGTACATCAAAAGTACCTGATGCAGCTCCTGCAAAATTGCGTGATGCAGCACCGTGTAGTAGCAAACTTTGCCCGTAATTAGTCATATTGGCAATAGTACGTTTAGCGTATAAAATTTCATAACCATCAATAACATTAGCATATTTTGTAGGTATAACTATGTTCGTAACCTTTATACCAAGTATATCTAATTTAGTTCTACCATATTCAGGTTCATTTGAATAAAATGTAGCTGCACAATATCTCATTGACGGCATTTTGTGATGTCTAACCAATTGGTTACGGTTATTTAAACCGCCTAATGCTGAACTATCAAAATCTGGAGTATCAGGATAGTGTTCACCTACATTTTCCCATATACCTGTATCTCCTGAAAATGTAGCAGGATTAACATTTAATATAGTGTCTTCAACCTGAAATACTTTACCTACAAAACCTCCTATATTAGCTTCATTGGATATAGCGTCATGTGCAGGTAATTTTACATTACCGGGTATTGTAAAACATTTACTTACTCCGCCTTGTTTAAGTCTATACCGTATATAGACGGCATATACTTCATCGTGCATAAAGCCTTTAATCTCTCCATCCAAATGTTCTTGAGGAGGTGATATTGCATTTAATAACTGTGACTCGAATTCTACCTTACACATATTCGCATAAGGTTGCATATCATTTATATCTGGTTGTTTTTCTAAATCGGCTATATATAAAGCATCATTTAATTGACCCATTGTACCTACTTTGGTGTATATAGCAGGCGGAACAAGTATCTCTTCTAAACTCACTGCCTGACTAAGATTATCTCCCGTGTACACAACTACTGTACTACCATTCGCATTAACAGGTATGGGATCAAGTTCTACTGCATTTGTTACACCTTTTATACGGCTTATTATGACTACGATTATAAAATCATAAGTAGGGTCGGCATTAGTAATGGTTACAGTTAAAGATTTATCTGTTATACCATCTACTGTTGTACTTGCTACAGTTTTACCTAAACTAACAGGAGAATATGGAGATGTTGTACCATCATTACGTTGATATTTAGTAGATACATAGTATGTACCCGGAAATAATCTTCCACCTATGTCTATAGTTGTTTTAATTGTAGGAGCTTTATAAAATGGAAATAAGTTCCAATCTTCCAATCTTTGAACTACAAGATTATCACAGTTCATATACTTGGGAAATGTGACTTTATCTGTAAAGGCACAAACTATTTGACCTTTATAATTTCTTTGAGCCTGTCCTATAACATATTTATCTTTTTTAAAACCTAATTTATATGTTAAACCACTATCATTAAATATTGGTTCATACAACTCTGTGACCGGATTAAAGTATCCTATGGCAGAATTAGTATCATCGGTTGAAAATACAATAGGTTTACTATCTGTCTCAATTATACCGTTAATGGTATATGGTGCAGTAGTGCCTAATCTTTTAAATCCTTCTTCATTTATTGAGGCACCTTTTAAATCAAATTGCACACCATTCTTACCAAAAGGGTATGTGCCTTCCGGTTGTTCAAGTGGTCTTGTATCTGTATTTAATCCTTTGATTGGTTGCATATTATACATTTAAAAATCTGTTTCTAACCCAAAACGAGAACAATCCCATGTTACGGCTGCTGCTGTGGCATTATTAGTGGCCCACATTAGTCTTCCTAAAAAAGCTGTATTTGCTGGTAAATTAGTAGATAGCGTTCCACTTGTTTCTATATTTGACTGTAAATTCTTTATTCGATATGTAACAACAGTATCGTTTGGTTTTGCAAACAAAATCAACTCTAATAAATCAGTATTGTTTACAGGAAAATTTGCTCCTAAATCTAAAACTGTTGGAGCTATACCTGCTGCGTTTTGTATTAATCTCCAATTACCTGTATTAGCATTTATAGCCATTCCTATTTTAGCATCCGTAACAGTTGTAATGGGGTCAACGTTTGTTGGAGCTGTTGTAGCTGTACTACTCAGCCCAAAGAATGCTCTCATTCCAGCCTGCAACGTTGTTAAACCAAAACGGCAAACAACAAAGAAACCTCCTAAACCCGCTACGTTTCCTCTCCAACATTCTAGGTTAGCAATTCTTGTACTTGCTAAACTTCCTACAGTAGTTAGACTTGTATTAGTAAATCTTCTTGTTTGTGATTTTATATTTGTAGATGCTATTGTAGGATTTGATATTGTACCAACATTTGTAAGAGTACAGCCTAATGTAGTGATAGTTGTACCTCCTCCTGCACTTATCAAACTTACTTGATTAAAAAATATACCACTTTGAAACGGAGTATCTACTCCACTAGGAGGTTGCCATTTTGGAATAGTTTTACCAGCTATATTTTTAGAGTATATTATTGCTGTTCCTGCAACTGGAGTAGGGTCTGTAGTTTCTATTAAAGATAGGTTTCCACTTTCTATTTTAACATTGGTAGCACCTCCAAAAACGCCTGCATTATTGTATTGAATTTCTTTTGCGTTTCCTGCTGGTGTACCCCCTCCGCCTCCAGTTGTGTTTAAATCACTTACCACACCATTTTCTTTTTTTCTAAATTTACTTAAAGTAAAGTTATAAGTAATCTCCCCATTATTTATGGGTTCAATTGCTTTTGTATTTTCTAAAACTATTTTATCTGTTTTTAGTCCCATTTTTTATGCGTTTAATCTACCTACGATCACAGCAACAAATTGTCCAGCAGTTGGTACGAATGCAGGAGTTACAGTTATGGCATTTACGCTACTTCTGCTAAATCCAAAATGCCATTCTTCAAATGTAGCAGTATCATAAAAAGAAACTTGAACTTTTCTTGTATTTAAACTATGCGTTAATACAAATGAACTTGCTGTACCGTCACCAAAAGTAAATTCTTTTTGAAGTGGGGTATTAACTAAAGTTGCTGGAGTTATAGCTTTACTAGCATCTGTTCTTGCATCGGATTCTACAACACTTGCTAATTGAACTAAACCTAATGTTGATATTGTTGCTACATCTACGTTATTTTCTGCCCCCGCCCAATTAGCTGCTGTTTGCCCCGGAGCATCTACTAAAGCTCTAATAGTATCTCCTATTTTATAGGCTATACCTCCTAAAGTACCGGCTACTGTTATTCTCCATACATCTCCTTTTAAGACTGCTCCTGCTGCACCACTACCACCTGTTGTTGGGAATGTGTTTACACTTGCATCATAGTTGCCACGGTCATCAAATAAACCTGTTACTGCAGCTGTTATAGAACTTGACACTTGTGCTGCCGTTTGATACCCTGCTGGATTACTTATATCATATTTAGCATTTAAAGCCAATTGTGTTGCCGAACTTACTGGTTTATTTGCATCACTTGTATTATCTACATTACTTAATCCAACAGCAGATTTATCTAAGGTTTGCCAAGTTTTATCGCCTCTCCAATATTGAGCTGTCGTTCCTACTGCAATTATAGGCTCATAGGCAGTGGCTGGGCCCACTGCCACATAAGCTGTATTTGCACTATTACGTTTATATAATAACCCATCAGTTGTATTTTCATAAATACGACCTGCGAAATTATTAGTACTTGGATGTGCAGCTAATTGCTCAAATCCAAACCTTTGTATAAAGTTACCACTTGCGCCATTACCTATAATGTTTGCGCTAAAATCTGCATTACTACCGAATTTATGATTTGCCATTGTTTTGAGTTTTAAATTATTATATTAAAATAGCTGTACCAGCAAATGCTGCAAAGCCTACATTTATCGAAAAAGTTGTATCTGTACTATCAAATAAGCACTCCCATTGATTACCCCCTGTATCCGTTACATGCACGGCTGTTATTTTCCTCCCTAATGTATGGTTACCACTCCATATTGTTGCTGGTGTGTTTTGTACATGCTCATAATTTCCTATTGAATTATTAGAATTTAACACTTCATTAATAGCCGCTACTAAAGAACTTTTATCTATTGTTTGCAAATCTAACAAATTTCCTATTTGTGTAGAAGATAAATTATCGAGTTGTTTTATGATTGCTGGATCTTTTCCAGTTACCCAACCTTCACAATATGTACCTTTATCAACAACATATAATATATTTGGTTTCCTCATATAAGTAGGAGGAATTGATAAAACTTTTATTATTTCTTGACAATTTACCATTGGGCTTCTTTTGGTTTACATTCACAATTTGATTCAGGTTTAGTACATGTAGTACAATTTCCATTTTTGTCTATTATAGATGCAGCACCTAACCCACTTTGACCAATAGTTCCGCTTCCATCATAAAATTTTTCAGGATAATCTGTTCTAAAATAGTTTTCCCAATAATTCTGCGGTGGTATAAACCTTACCATTGTATCAATCCTTGATTGCATAATATCTGTTGATGGGTATTTAATCTGACCCATAGCCCGTGCTGCATAACCTTCATACCGCTCCATTAACTCTCTTTCTGTATATACTGTATCTTTATAACCGCAGCCAATCATCTTAGCTCTGACGTAGTAGTACAAAGCTTCTTTATAGTTTTCATTATCTGGTACAAGTGGAAAGCCATCTTTATCCATAGGTTGAGATAAATAGTGTATTCGTACACTTGTATCTCTCATTGATGTATTTATGTAATCCATTTCTATTTGATAATATTCTGATGGATGTATGTCTTGACATTTAACCTGTTCTAAAGATGTGGCACATATTCCACTTCCATACATTCTATTACCTTCAGGATAATTATTTATACCCAAAGCTGAGTTGAATGTTGTAATTCCATTTGATGTTCCTTGATGTGAATGTCGCATATCGTGCCCAGTCTGATAATGTTTTACTGTATTACTATGCTTTAATCTATGACCTTGATGTTCTACAGCAGCAATGTGTATTAAACCACAAGGTAGCTTACCTTTGTGGAACTCTATTTCTACATCTTTAAAAGTATAATTTAATTCCATTCGTGTACGCATATACCCCATACACTCTGGTATCCATTCATTCATATCCTGTATGTAAGAACTATCCTGTATCCGTGTATTACGAATTACTCTGGCAATGATTTGTTGTATAGAAACTGCTGTGTGTATCATATTGTTGTAGTAATTTTAAGTGGATAATATAAATACTTATACTTTAATAATGGGTTTGCTTTTAAAGCCTTATCCAACTGTTGATTAAAACATATCCCTTCTTTTGAATTTTTAGTAATGGTAAACTCATATACCGTTTCATTTTTCATTTTACCAAACTTGTGCCACCCAATTCTACACCAATCATCATTTGTGTAGTATATGATTTTCTTACGAATCTCTTTACCATGCTCATCACTCCATACTTTAGGTTGAAGTTTAGTACGGGCATAATTTATTGTTTTATGAGTATGGTTACGTTGTACTCGTCTTGCACAAATTTTACCTACTCCTGATGTCATATCCAATGCTTCTCCTTTAATAATAGCTTCTTTAGCTAACTCAAAGTAAGTCTCACAAATCTCTCTAAACTTAGCATAAGTGAACACTTCTATTACAATCTTACGACCTGTAATAGAATCATTATATTTACGGTACAAGTAATAGTTTTGTACTTTATTGTATTTGGTTCCCCACCATTCGGGATTTGCAGCAAGAAGTGTTGCTGCATAACTTTCCCAAATGTCTTTTAAATGATATGTATTTGGTCCTTGTGTCATTTTTCTGCTGTTACTGGTATTTGTTTAGTTTCTGTATTAGGTGCTCTGTTATAATCTACTTGTAAAATACTTTGTACAATTAGTTGTAATATATCTCCTGTTACAGGATATTCTATATTCCAAAAATCACAATCATTTGATTGTCCATTATTACAATTCATTTTGGCAGCAGCTTCAGGGTCATCAAATACCCCATCTACTCTAATCATCGGTATATTAACATTACCATATATTTTTATGTATTCGTTTTCATAAGTGTATCTAATTACATTTTTACTGTACTTTCCTTGCATCATATAAGGTATCATTCCTCCACTACCCTCAGTAAAAGCATTCATTCCATCTATTGCTCCTACATAATCGAATAAGACTCCGTTGGCTCGTGTTGGTTTTGGAACTTTACCTACTGACTTTGCAATTTTACATTGTGTATATGGTACATTACAAACTATCTCATTTTGCACTTCCATTTTTACATAAATTACCTGTTTAAAAAACCTTCTGTCTTTTTGGTCTTTATCTACAGAATTTTTTATTAGCCTTGATCTCCAATATCCTACACGTTTAGCCATCATCAATTTAAACGGATCATCTAATTCCATTTCAAGATGTGATGCTATAAGCGTGGTTATTTCATTTAGTGTCATAACTAATAATTTTATGTAAAGGTAATATAATAATAGAAAAGCCAGAATATGAATACTCCGGCTTTATTAAAACTAATTGCTTATGAGAAAGTATTATGCAAACATAGCTACAATTGAAGCACCCTGACCAGCCGGTACAGCCACAAATATATAATGTTTGTTGTGATGTGTTTCTACTGGTGTAGGAGAATGTTCAATTTTAGTACCTGTAAGTACTACAATATCCCAAGTCAATGTACCACTACCAGTAACTACATCTACAGGTAAACCAAATTCATTGGCAGTTGTGCCAAAGCTAATTTTATCAGTGTAGTAATGACCTATACCACGTCTTACATTCGCTTCTTTCTGTAATTCTAACAATTGCTCTACTGTACCGCTACCTGCTGATGCTGGTGTAGTGGTTGTAGCTGTATAAACCACACCATAGTCATTGTAATCAGCACGAGTAGGTGTAACTACTGCTACCAATTTAAAATGACGGTTAGGATCTGTAGAAGTGATTCCAATACCTGTAGGTAAAGCAGTTGCCGTAAAGAACTCACCATCTTGTTGAAGATTTATTTTAGCTGCAATTTTTGCCCATACTGCTGTTGCACCGGGAATTAATACTTCTTCATAATCCCACACTGGTAAAGGTTGGTTTCCGGGAGTGGTTTCTACTAACTTAAAGTTCAACACTTGTTGAGTAGAAATTGTACCTGCTGTAAGAACAATGTTTGTAACCTGTTTTGTAGGAGCTTTGTAAGCTACTAGCTCAGCACGGATAGTGCTTGCTATCAATGGTGTCACACTTGAAATTATAGCTTGGTTTGTTGCTGCATCTTTTTTCTCTACAAATGATAAGAAGAACGGTTTTTTAATATCTGCCGCAGGAATAGGAGCACCAAACGGAACTGTTTTTGGTTGAGCAGCAATCCCATCTACGATGAAAGCTGCAATATCATACAAAGCACCGGAGGTTACTAAATCCTTTACGGTTGCTTGTGGTGCAAGTGTTTTACCTATTGCCAATTCAAAAGGTACACCTTGTGTGGTTTTGTAAAACCGGTTTTTAATTGCCATTGTATTTAATTTAAATGTTTAAAATTACGTTATAAAATTACTCGTTGTTCATTGTCCTTTTCCACCAGTTGCATTCCTTCTTTATTCTCTAATCTACCTTTAATATATTCAGTAGCTAAATCACAAATTGTCTGATGAAATTCCGGAGCCAATTCACAATCTGAACCCAAAGCTAATGACATAGGTTGTGGTTTCCTAACGTAAGTAATGTATGAGCTATTTACTGTAAAGTTATTATCACTGTATATGTATAATACGTTTCCAATTAACTCAGAAATAGGGCTATGTGTAGTAGGTTTATAAAATGCTGTTCCAAGCATTTGTGGTATATGTTCAGAACTTTCCAATCTATTTGCTGTTAATTCTTCATTTGATTGGGATACATGTTGTTTAACATTCAATATTTCCTGAGTAATAAGTGTACTACTTATACCGTCTAAAGTGAGGGATGCTGCTAATTGGTGGTCTGTTGATACAAATACAAAATTGTTTGGTTTATATTTTTTGGCGTAGGTTTCAAACCCAGTCTGGATGTCACGTAATGATTGATTTAGTGTATGCGTAATCCATCTTGTATTAAATGAAATATCCTCTTTACGATTATACCCCACATAAGTATTTGAATAAGGTAAATCTGAAGGTATATTTAAGGTGTTAGTACCATCAACTACTAATTGCGTAGTTTCATAATAAGCTGGAGCTGTTTTAGTGGTATAGATTTGTTTTAACCATGTGAGATATATCTTAGCATCTGATACTTGTGGCTCTGTACTCATACCACATAAATCTGAAAGGTATGAAGAATCGGATATTAAATATGAATAGTTTGTAGGTAAATAAACTTCATACCTATTTTTGTAATTAACATCTATGTATGCCGGTAATTTAGTTTGGATTAATATTGGTCTTATAGCATCAATTTCTAATTGGTCTATACTAAATGCTCCGCCTTTACGAGGTTTAAGTTTAGATTGAATAAATCTATTCTGTATTTTATTCAATACCCAATCCAACTCTTCATTCAAGTACTTGCGTGTTTTATTCGCTGCTACCTTCTGTAAAGATTGATTAAGTTCTATGTGCATTTCTCGTATATTCATGGTATATAATTTTAACCAAAGGTAAATAAAATGGGAGACTTTTATATCTCCCATTTTATTCTCTGTACATAATTTAGATAGTTGCTGCTTTTACGGCCCACATTGCAGCTTCTTCAGCGGAAGTCATAGCTAAAGATTTTAATCTTAACCATTCTTTCAATTTAGCATCATGCCATTCAGGATTATTAGCAGCTTGATTTACTAAATCAATAAACTTTGCTGCTGAGTTTTTAAGTTCTGTAATGTACTCATCTCCGGTTACATTAAAATCTGTACGAACTCTTTGTTTTCCTAATGTTTTGATTTATTGAGTCTGTTCCATATTTAAATTAACGTGGTTTTTTGTTTACAGGTTTCTTCAACCCTTCCTGCATACGGGCTTTAAGTGATACAACAACATCTGAGTTTTCTTCATCTTTAAAGAAGAAGGTAGTTTCTTCAAGTGTGTTACCTATCAATTTATTGGTCTCAGCATCAAAGTATTTGTTACCTATTACTTTCATAACTCCGGTATTCACCATTGTTTTAATCCAGTAATGTGTTTCAAGGTCTGTGTTGTTGTAAGTTTCAATAAACACTTTAGAATTGGTTTCTGATTGTTTTCTTAATGCTTCAATTCTTAAATCATCTGCATTAACACCAGTAAATTCTCGTGGGTCTATACCTAATAAGGTGAGCATCATTGTGACCTTTGTAGGTTCTGGTTTGATGGTTAGGTATATTTGCATTGCGGCATCTTTTTCGTCTGATTTCTTGGTGTTCTTTTTAACTACCTCGGTTTTGTCAAAGATGTAGAACTCAATCAAAGCATTACCATCCGCTTCTTCTTTGTTTGGTGCTACATACGGATGTTTGATAGCATGTTTGTAGCGTACATAATCCATCAAATTTATTGGCATGTTAGATTTTGATGGATCTTTAGGATCGAAAGATATATCCTTATCATTATCAATTAATAATCCGATTTCCAACACTCTCCCGGTATTGTGTGGTATTTGCGTATCAATATCTACAAAAAACGCTGTTACTTTTTTACGAAATTCTCTGTCATCGGGTGGAGTATCTATAAGTGCTGGCATTAGTATGGCTTCTTCTATAAAGCTTAATCCTGATGCTACTTTTTTAGAAGATACGTTTTCCCAATAAGAGCCAATTGATTTTTTAGAGGTAGCAAAGAAATCTTCAATATCCTTACCCTGTGCACGGCTTAGGAACGAACCTGCTCTAAATATTGTTACTGTTCTGCTGTTACGATGTGACATATAATGTAGTTTTATTCGCAAATGTAGTTTACTTATTTGATATTCTAAATAAAAATCCCCCTGATTTCTCAGAGGGACTTTACTACATACAGAGAACAGTAAACTATTCTATGTGTGTTATTACAATCCGGCAACACATTGCATGTCGAAACATCTGTTTGCACGAAGTATTTGGATACCTGCAGATTTCATACGAACGTATGCACTCTTATCTTGGTCGGTACTTAAAATCTTATTACCTTCTCCACCAGAGTTACCTACTGCTAAGTTCACACTACGAGGAGTTGGAGTAAGACCTTTAATCATACCGTCAATGTAAGAACGTCCTTTTTGAGCTACGTGTTGAATGTTTGGTTGTCCATCAACATCACTATCATCCAAGAACACCATACGATAAGATTCAAGTGGTAAACCACTCTCAGGATGAAGCGGAGATGCTAATGCCACACGTCCTGTGTTGAATGTTTGGTTCAACTTCACTTTGATAGTATAACCATCAATGTGGTAGAATGTATCAAAGAATCCACCTAATGCTAAGTTCCTACCTGTACCAGTTACGAATTTAGATGCTATATCACCTGCACCTAATGGCCCAAGAACAGTTGCACCAGCATCTTTCATTGCACGGTCAAACTCTCTCATACCACCAGTACCAGTCATAAGGGTCAAACTCATATTACCGCTATCATTCTGACCAAATAACGCATCACCCACTTTGTTGGCGATAGTGTTATAAGTTAATTTAGAGTAAGTAGATTTGTTTGCAATTTGCTCTAATAAACCTGAACCAGTAGGTACAACTTTACCAGTGTACAAATCTTTCAATGGTATAGTACCATCACTTAATCTGTTGTAGCGTGAATACCAGTAGAAGTGTTCGCAATCTTCCATCCAGCGTTTTTCAAACTGCCACATGAAGTAATCCATCCACACATCGGTTTCGCCTTTGTCTGTTTGAATTTTAATCTTCATAAACTTGTTTGCTGCATTACCTGCCCAAGACATCCCAGTACGCATAAAAGACATTTGGTTCTTGAACAAACCGGGCATTACCATTTTACTGTCGGTAGTACGAGATTCACTCTCAGCTACAGAAGTAAACAATTCAATCCATTTAGTACCTTGTGCAGTTTGATCTACAGGACAAGCATCTAATGGGCCAGCAGGGTTTAATTGGCACTTGTAACGGTATCCTCCTGTTGGTAATGGTTCACCGTCTTCAAGTACATAAGCTTGAATACCTCTTTCTGATTGAATGGTATAAAACCTTTTAATCCAGTTGTCACCAAATATAAGGTAAAAAGGTTGGTTACCTAAACCGGGTTTGTCACCTGCAACATACAAGCTATCATATACGATAGATGCTTTGTTATCACGGCCCATAACAGGATAAGTGAATTGTACGTCATCAATCTCAATAGCTGAACGACTATTACCATAACCTACACCACCCATTGTCATGGTAGATATTGGAAATGATTTGTTGTAATCGCCTAAGATATAGGTTAATTTTTTAGTTAGTTCAGAAGGAGACCCCTGACGTTGATGATAGAAGTTGGTTTCATCTAACATACTCTTAGCATCAAATATAGACTCCTGTACCTGATATTTAATGCCGGGATAAACTTGATTTGACATTGTTAAAATTTAATTGTGAATTAATAATTTAAAGTTCTCCCAAAGGTATATAACCTTTATTAGGATTTGGTGTATCTGCTGTTTTTAATCCTGTACTTGCTGCCTTTTTTACAGTCGCTTTCAATCTCTGTACAGTTTGAGTCTTTGCTTCTTTTTGTACTAAAGCTTTTAAATCGCCTTTTACAAACTGAAAGTACTGAGACTCTAATACCTCTTTAAGGTTTTCACCTATTTCATTGACAACATAAAATTTACCATTGTCAAATCTAAGGTTCTGTTTAATGAACTCATTAAACTGTGCTTTCTTAGCATCAGCTATGATAAAATTTAGATTACCTTCTGTAATATTCTTTCCTATGGTAGTAGTTATACCATTGACTGCTGCTTGAAATTGAGCTTGTTCATCACGTTGAGCTTCTTCCAATGCCTTCATTTGATTAGCTTGTGCTTGCTTTTTAGAATTATATGCAACTGTAGCTTTTTCAGTAAGAACATTATCCTTAATATACTTGGCTATTGTAGCATCTGCAACATCTGCAGGTACTCCTTTATCAATCAAATCTTGTTTAAGTACATTGGTTTGTAAGTCTATACTACCATTAAATGTATTCTCATCTGGTAATACGAATGTACGCTCTGCGAAGAAGTCGTCATCACTTCCACCACTTTCTCTATGTAGGAAATAAGCGTATGCTCTTGGGTCGGAAGTTTTAAGATAATCTTCAAACTTCTTAGTAGCATCTTCTCTTACAGCTTTTTCACGAATGGCTACACCTTCAGGTGAAAGTGGATCTGTGTCCCCATATTCTACTTGTACAGGTTCTCCTGTAATTTGTTCTACCTGTGCAAAAAAGTCTTCTGTATCTAGTTCATAATCTGGATTAGGGTCATCTGTTGCTGGAGTATCGGGTATTTTAGTAACTTTACCATCAGCATCTTTTTCATATCCATCTTGCAAAGTACCATCAGCATTTACATCTTTTACTACAGCCGGTGGAGTATCTACTACAGGTGGAATCTGTGAAATATCCGGTGGTTTAGGTGTCCCATCTCCACTCTGTATGGCAGGTGGTGTATCTGATAAGTTATCCAATTCTGTTAAAGACATTGGTAATGTACCACCACCGCCTTCATCGGGAGCGGTAATATCATACTGAAATCTGTTTAATTTAATGTTCATTGTATGTATGTTTATTGTTTACGATTTAACTGTATTTTTTGTCGTTCTAATTTAGCTTTATCTGTTTGTGCTTGAGCTTGCAAAGCTAATTGTTTTTCCTTTAAGCTTATATCTACTTGATGTTTAGCTAATCTATCCGCTCTATCATTGGTAACCTGTTCACGTTTTTGTGCCAGTTTATCACGTTCAAGTTGAGTTTTAGCCACTTCTTGTGCATCAGGAATCCCATTATCATTACTGTCTCCGTCTTGGAATGTAAAGGTATTAAATTCTCCTTTAATCATTTCAATATCTTCTTTACGGTCATACTCAGCATTCATAAACTGTGTATCCAACAATTTCTCATACTCCATAAATTGTTTCTTACGTTCATCTAATTGTTTGGCTGCTTCTTGTTCAGACTCTTGATTTTGTTGTGCAACTTGGTCTTGTATTTGTTCAATACGTTTAAGTTTCTGTTTTAGTTCTGATAAATTTTGAGTTTGTAATACTTCAAGTATAGTAGAAGGTTTTACTTGATTTTGTATCATAGCTTGTACATTGGCTTCTACTTTATTCTTAATAGCAATAGCTTCTGATGAAGATTCTAAAAATATACCCAATTCAGCATTACAGTATTCATTAGCATCTATATTTATTACTTCGTTTCCTACTTCTGTATCATACCATATTTTACGAACTCCCGATACATTCGTAAACTTAGATAAATCTATCAAACCCTGTAACTCTTTTTCTGTAAACTCTTCAAACAAATTGAATATCATATCTGTGATTACAGTAGATTGGAATACCGCTCTTTCGTTTACACCCTGTAAGTCTGAAGCATAAGTTTGTCCTTTTCTTTGACGGTTTATACCTATAATGTCATCCCATTGTTGTTTGAAATAACTTTGCAACTCTATGAGTTGGCTTATACTATCAAATAGTGTCATGTCGAGAACCTGATATTGGTTCCAACTTTTATCTACACCTATTTGGTTACGGTTTAGTAAACCATATCCTAATGCTTCTGAGTAATAAAAGAATTTCTCTTCATCCCAATCTCCTTCATTAGGTATGGCATTTTGGTCTATTAATAGTATTTTACCTTTAGATTTGGCTATCGTTAGTTCCAATGTACGTGTAACTATGATGTACATAATCTGAAACGGTAAACCTATTTCCATTACAGATATATTTTCAGCATGTGTGTCTGAATATTTGCGACCGTTGTATGATAGTTTACAAGTACTGAAATTGTTCATAGCATTACGTTGTATAGGCAACGCTCTTAGTTTAACAAACATATCTAACCCTATTCTCCAACCTTCATATACCTCGTTCACCCACATCCATTCTACCTTTTCTCCCATAGCAGTATTTACAGTATAATCTTCATCTACTGTACTCTCTTCCAGTTGTCCAGTTTCAGGATTAATGTAAGATAAGAATCCAATCTTCTTACGTCCTTTCCATTGTACATGCCATACTGGTACTTTGCTGTAAGTTTCAGCAGTTGAATAATTTTCTGTGAGGAAACTAAGAAAATTATCTGGTGTAGAATATATAGCTGTGGACATTATTTTAATGTTGTCTTCTTCCTTTAATTCATCATAAAATCTATCTACAACATCTGAAGCTGTAAGAAATCTTTTTACACAAACCCACTCTGCATCTTCCACATAAGTAACCTCCGGAGATTTATCATACTCAATCATAAGTGGGGATACTCTCTCGTATGTAATGTTATCAAAGTCCACTGCTTTGTATGAATAGGATTGACCGGCTATTAACCAATCTTTAAACATTCGCAGAAATTTAGGACGAATATCGTGCTCACGTATAGCACGCTTTAACCAACGCTGTGCTTGTATAGCTACCTTATCTCTATATGAACCGTGAAACTCTTCTTGTATTTGTTCTGGGTATTGTATATTATCCATAGCATCCTGAATAGCTTTAGCTGCTTCTTCAGAAACAGGTTGTCCATTTTGGTCAGTCATATCTTGTTGAGCAAGCTGTTGCTGTAATGCTAATTGAAAATACTTCTGTACATTCTGTTGTACTTTAGCATTCAATTGCTCCATATAATTTGAATAACCTTCATCTCCCAAATTATTTACTTGGTATATAAATGGTCTTCGAGTATACTCAGCCATTAACAAATCTAAGTTGGTTCTTAGGATGGTTACCGGTCTTACTTTAGCAGGAAATACTTTATGTGCAGGTATCTTTGCAGATAACGGGTCAGTAATATGAGCAAACCATTTAAGTGGAAATTTGTTGTTATATACTTCATACAACATCTTTAAATCCTGCTTATGGGTAGGCCCATTGGTATAATTGAAATTGGATAGATTAATGTAATAATTTACATTCTTCTTAAACCATTCTTGTTGTTTAGCTTGTTTGTCTGCCCAAGATAAAATCTGAACAGGTTTACCACCTAATGTTACTTCAGTACTTTCCATACTTTAAAATTTGTGTCAAAGTTAATACATTGTTGTAACTCCATCAACACTTCCTGCCCCAGCAAATAACGTTCTTGAATAAAAATCTGATTGTTTCTTCTTTGAAGTCATCTTACGTGTGATATTCTCTTTAAGCATAAACATGGCTATAAGACATGCTGATAAACGGTCTGTGTTTGTGTCAGGCCCTGCTTTACGCATCTCACGTAATAATCCTAAGTCATATATCTTATGAATATTCAATACCTGATTACCATTCTCATCTACACCTCTTTGCTCAGTATGCCAATCTTCAAGATAAGTCATACCTAATCTTTTACGTTCAGTAGTCATATTCATTAGATATGATCTGTTCTTGGTCTTAGATGCAATCTCTTTATTATGTAACATCTCAGGTTCAAACTCAACTTTGTGCATTATTCTTTTCTCTTTAGCATAATCAACTACACCTTGTCCACCTCCGCTAATCTCCCCTTGCACTGTACAGTTATAATAATCTGCGAGCATAAATAAATTTTCATAGCATGTTTTAAGTTTACCCGGTCTGCCTACAAACCACGCTACAGGTAACTGTGCAAATGAAGGGTCAATGTTATTGTCTTGTTTGAACACATATACCGCAAATAGTGAGGTACGATCTTGTGCATCCTCTTTGTAGTAGGCATCGAATACAACTTGATACATTCCTTTAGGTACATGTCCTGTTTGATCTTGGTATGGTCGTTCACATATAGTTATACACCCAGATAAGTCTGAATTGTCCATAGATTTATGAGGGAACTCTAATATAGGTTTAGCATAATCTTTTGATTGTATCACAAACTCTATACCGTTTAAAGCATCTGTACTATTGGAATGTATAAGTTGTCCGTAACGTATTAATGATTGCAATGCTTGTGAAGATTGTATTCTATTTATTTGTGCATCAACTTCAGCAATATTGAAGCCATTGGAGTTTAAACGTTGGAATGCTTCCGATGGAACTCTCGGAAATTCTGCTTTACGTCTATCTAATGCTTTAGGGTCTTTAGACTTCTTCTTCTTTTCACGTTCTACATCATCTGCGGCTATCGCTGACTTTATATCACAGTTACCCGCTTCGTCGTGGTATAAAAAGTTGGCACGATAGCACGGTACAAAGTATCCACAAGTAGATGCAGCTCCATTTTCCCATACATTTGGAAATGCTAACATATCCCACTGTTCGGGATTGTAGAATACATCCTCTAAACCTTCAATACCAGAGCCTTCCTCACCACCTGTACCGAATACACTTATTTGACCGGTATAAAAATCTCCATCACTTACAGAACCCATACATACCTCAAGTGCTTGTTTAAGGTTTGGAAAAGAACCTCCTTCTTCAAATACAATTTTACGTCCACTCTTACCTCTTGTTTTATGCGGATTATCTACAACCACTCCCATAATTTCTGATAATGAACCATGTTCAAATCCACTTGCATCAAGGTAAGATGCTTTTTGATGTAACAATGTATTCTTTTTTTGTCTGTTCTGTTTCCAATAAGGTATATGTTGGTTTACAAAATCTAAACCCTCTTGTACTTTGTTTAAAATGCCATCTTTGGTTAAATATTGTTCTACTGCTGCAAAGTAGTATGACTTACTACCTTCAATGAAATTGTAATTGTATATACCATCTGCTGCTTCCATATATGAGAACCCTGCTCTACGAGTTTTAGCACAAGACAAATGTTTACCGCCCGGTGATGTTATACCCATAAATGTACCCCCATTCCATGCTATATGTTTAAACCTCCACCATTCATATTGCATCTCAGTAAATTTTGGAAAATCTAATATCTTGTCTGTTACACGTTTAGATACTGCCCCATGTTTATCTTTATTTTCCGCAAATGCTTTGGCAGCTACTTTATCGTCCACTTTCCACATAGGAAAGAAGTTAAGATAGAAGTAGTATCTACCCGGTATCCACGTATCTCCAACTTTATACCCTTCTCTACATCTCTTATCTTGTAACTCCCAGTAATCAAAATAATCTTTAGAACCTCTTGGTGCTAAACAATACCTTCCACCATTATTTCTAAAGTCAATTGCTGCTTCAGAAAAATATCTTGTATTTACTAAATTATGCCATGCCATTACTTTTTAGTTTTAATCTTAATTATCTTATATACCACATGATTACCTTTACACTTATTACATTGTACTATAGGTAACTTATACTCCTCAACAGTACTAGTGAGTTTCATTGCTACAGTTTCTTGAACCTGTATAAATGTGGACGTACATATTGTGCAGGAACAATCCAATACCATCCACCGTATACCTATCCACATTGATGAGCTATTTACCATTTGCTGTAGTTAATAAGTCCCCTAATTCAGCCCATTTAACATCCCCTTCTCCTTCAGGATTAGTTTCCTCCCATTCAGTTTTAACAGGTTGTTTGTCCAATTTACCAAATACTTTCATCTCTCTATCTCCCATTGTAGCTGAACCACGGATAGATGTAGTCTGTGATAACTCTTCCTCAATCTTCTTACGTAACTTATTCAACTCATCATAAGCTTTGTTGATAGTACTCATATTAGTTGTAAACTGATTGGGAGTGTATAACAACTTACCTTGTTTATCTGTTTGTGTAAAATCTACTGTTTCAAGATAAGTATCCATTGCTTCTAATCCTCTTAATGCAGCACGATAAGTCTTTAGCGGCCTACACATCTCATATTGTAAACACTCATATTTAGACATTGCTAATTGAACAATATCTGACTTCACTTCTTCATTACTTAATCCGGTATAAGTTAAAGCTTCTGTATGCTTCTTATCCTCTTCCCAATCTGCAATAGGTGATGTGAAATCAAGCATAAAGTATATGTAAGTGAGACGTTTTATACCGATTAAATCTCTGTCCATTGGTGTCTTAGACTTTAAACGTCCGTCGAATAAAGCTTTGAATTCCGGTATAAGTTTTATCCACGGTGCATTAACTTTTACATCATTGGTTGATTCTTCTATCTCAAATAGTTTCATCTTATTCTTTGGGTTTAATATGTGTAGGTAATGTAGGCATTACATGTCTGTGGTTTGCCCATTGTAACTTCTTAGTCTTAACTTTAAACTTACCGAATCTTGGAATCATTACAGTTTCAAACGCCCCTTTCTTAATCGTATCTGAAACAAATCTTCCCACTATATGTACAATCTCTTCTACTTGTTTAGGAGAAACCTTACATCTCTCAGCAACTTCTTTATACAGTCGCTGATTGGCAACTGGAACTTCTTTCAACTTCTTAGCTTCCACCTCTCGTGTGTTCTTCTTAGGTATAATGCTCATATATACTTGTGTTTTTTAGCATGTGAAAGAATATTTACCACTTCTGTTCTCATATAATGTACATCATAGGGTGTATCTATACCATCTAAAGGTATGTGTATGATAGTTCTATTACCCGGTAGAAATCCTAAATACTCTGCCATGTACTGATATATGGATAATTGTAGTGTATAATGCTGCATATTACAATCTTGAATGTGAGCTACAGGAGCTTTCATCATCTTTTGTGTACCATCTCTAAATACAAAACTTTTATGTTTAAGTTCCTTGTTGGTCTTATAATCTTCAATATGTATAAATCTCTTACCATTGATAGTTTCAATTATACACTTATCTGCTCTACCTGCTATATGCCATCCGTGGTGCCACAATTTAAGTTCAGGATATATTCCATCTTCAAGTGTGTGGTAATTAATTAAATGTACATTATTTGTATTGAATACAGGTTTAGATTGTGGACTATCATATAACAACTGTTCTCTTTTATTGTGTTGCTCAGTCCCATACTCACAAGCCTCTTTAGAAGTCTTCTTCCACTCATTCAACCAATACTCAGGTGTATTACCTCTCTTTCGTGCAGTAATTTCCGCCATTTTCCGAGCTTCAAACGGCTGTTTATACCTACCAATAAGTGTAGTAGCGGAAGTATATACCTGTTTAACCTCGTTCAACAAAGTATAATATGTATGTGAAGGATCATCATAAAATACTTCCATAATCTGTGTGTAGTTTAATACAAAGTTATGTAGTTTTTGTCATAGTAAAACAAGCCCACCCATTTTTGGTATAAAAATATACCCTTGGCATAGGTTGAATAATATCAGCGAGTATATGGTACAATGTTAAATTTCCATTTCCTAAAATGTAGTATTGAAAATCGTGTATGTGTTAAGGGTGTGATACCACTTCCTTGTGAAGTCCCCGGCTTAATCTTGGCAGGAAAGTGACCCGTATCATTCTTTTGCCTTAATCAATTTACGGGATAAATTAAATTTAGGAAGGTTTCTGAAACCAACATCTCAGACAATGGCTCAATCAACATTTCGCATCAACACTCTACAATCAGTTCAAAATGTTTTGAATGCACGCAAGTCAATCACCGAGGCAATGGAAGGTTCGTTTCAAGTATTAACAGTTCGTGGCTCAGGCAACGTAATCCCTGTTAAAACTAAGGATGGAGAAAATGTTCCAGCAGCAGACGGTTCAGGCTTAATGCTTGAGAAGAAACTGTTCAACCTTGTATGCAATTCAGCGATTGCTATTAAGAACACACGTAACCAAGCGATATTACGTGAAGCTTATGCCGCTGAGAAGGCAGGCGATGCTACTAAAGCAGCAGAGTTGTACAACCAATACCTTAACAAGACACAAGTGTCTATAAGTGTGTTGAATACAACTGCAATGTTCGACCGCATTCAAGACGGCGACCAAATTAAAGGCAAAGTACAGAAGATTACAACCGAGAACGGAAGTGTTTTAACTCTTGACCCTAAGAGTTTAAGTATTAAGGAGGCAGGTTATGGCGACGACACGAAAGTGGATTTGTTTGCTATGGCTCTTTCTGAAGATGCACCTGTACACGCTGAAGAAGTTACTGCACCTGTTACAGCAGAGGCATAACACAACACTCATAATGGCTGAGTATAACTGCCATTATTTTAAACAACATTATTAACATTCAATACTACTTATTATGTCCACCACAATCATCCATAATGGTGTTGCACATCGTGTATTCTATAACACGATTGCCGAATTGAAAGCTGCAATACGCTTGATATTTACTTCAGAATAAACACCAATTATCGATTAACATCAACACTGTCTATATTCAATGTATAGATATGTGTTGGTGTTTTTCTTTGTACGTGCACCAGTGTAGTAGTAACGACCAAACATATAAGTGTATGAATATTATACCAACAGAATATGCACTTACATTCCTGTTAGGAGGTAAGGCAAGGTTTGTGCTGTGGAATAAGGTTAGTGGCAACAGGTTTGAATACAATGTAACCATCAAAGAAGACAAGAGTGGTAGAATATGGTGGGTTAGGAGTGAACATCACTTCATAGGTACATTATATGAGTGGAATGGCAGTGTACAATTTAAGAAGTCTAAGGACATTAACCCAGATTTAATGGAGTATAAAGCTATTACGTGGTATATAGGTAGGTTAGTTAATAAGCCAACATCTATACCGGATAACATAGTCATATACCATTTAGGAATATGTAGTGTATGCCAAAGACAATTAACAGATCCAGTTAGTGTTGAACAAGGTATAGGGCCTGTGTGTAGGGGTAGAAGAGTTAAGACTCGCTCTCACTAACTACATTCTCACTGAATTTAGTTAATCTATTCCCAAGAAAAAACTTAGAAGGATTAATCCAGTATGTAGATACTCGTGAAACACGTTTAGCTATTATGCCTCTATCAATCAACTCTTTTACGCCATTATAGAATGGAGTCTTAAATATTACTAACTTATCAGGATAATTAGCATCAAAAGCATCTAATGGTTTAAGCTCAATGTAATCTTTATTCCATCTCAAGTGTAGGAGTATATAACCCAAGACTTTTAAAGCAGGAGTAGAGTATTGATGTAGTTCCATAAAGTCCATTCCTTCATACCAAGAACCTTTAGTGATGTCCACTTCTCTTGGAATTTTAACTGATTTATTGGAAAATTGCCCTATTGAATCATTATGAATTGTCCATTCTGTGTACTTAATTATCGGTTTTAGGGAAAGTGACGCTAAAAAGGGATTTACTGATACTGATTTTTCCTCTGTTTTTGACATAATTTATGATTTAGAGGTAAATATAGGGAAAAACATTTAGAATACAGTATTATTATTGAGGAATTTTCCCGTGTAAAGAGGAAAAAAATGTGCGTTATATATATAATACATATTATACTCTTTTCTGTGTAGTATTCCTTGTCCCAATTTCAGACAAAACATTAACTCTTGTCCGAAATCCAGACATAGACATCACTTAGACGGAGAGCCAGCAACTCCCTTTCTCATTCTCACACTCAGCATTAAACACATTTCGGACACATTGGACATTCTCAACAACAAGTGTATAGTTTCATTCTTCATTAGATATGAACAAGACTACCCATTCTACACAGTTAACATGCGTATAGTGGTGTAAATCTCATACCTAATCAGAAGGTAATAAACTACATCTCTACACACAACCATATTACATCATCGGCTATACATTACCTAACAGACTACATATACTGTTATTATGTATAGTTAAACACTCTAAACAATGACCAACGACTACCTATACAATGCTCTGAATGGCTTTATGGCTACAATGTCCAGAGAACCAGCAGTCATAATACTACATCCTCAAGGATGGTACAAACTACTTAGGTCTAACCAACCTGCATCTTATAATCTGTCTGAACCTAAATGGAACGGAATCAAGGTTATTCGTTCAACGGATATAAAAGAAGATGAAGTAGAGATTTACTAATTAAATCACTAACAAATGACACTCCAACAACTCAGAGATTTACCCAACAATCCCAAAGCTCAATGGATATTTATTATACTATTCTGTATAATCCTATATCTACTCAAACATTAACTCACAATTAAATAACTCACAATGAAATTTACATTACTCGCAATAATGCTCGCTTTAATAGTATGCAGTTGCACAAAAGAACAATCTATCATTCCACCCTCAGATAATTGGAGTGGTAAGTACACAGGTCTTAGAGACAGTGGTACATTTAAAATTACCATTACCAATGGAGAGGTTACAGGTACATCTACATCATACGTTTATCGTGAAACGGTAGATGTTCACGGGACATTAACCAATGGTACATTAAGAGCCACAGCAGGTACAGCTACAAGTGGAGCAACATTCAATGGCACAGTCTATACAACTTCAGCCAATGGAACGTGGTATAATACATACCAATTCACCGGTACTTGGAGTGCTGTAAAATATTAAATCCCTTTGATTAGGGAATAAACAACAGTCTCGTGTCTGAGATCTAAGTGAGTACTATACCATTATCCCTGCATTAGGCAGGTTAATATAGTGCTCACCTGTCGTTTTCAATTTCTTCCACTCTGTTCTCCGGTATAAGAAAGGATAAGTATAGTGCCGACTTACATCCGCAGAGTGGATATTTTAATAATCTTAAACTTCAAATATTATGTGGTATTTATTCAATGGCTTTATCCTTGCAGCAGGAGTTTACCTCTTATTGTTAGGTATGTCCAATCAAATCGTAGCTTCAGCAGTGCACAAACGAAAATCAAAGTATAGCTCTACACAATTTGTGGTAGGTTGTGCATTGATATTTTTGTGGTATGCTTTATCTCATTCTTAAACTTTACATTCCTATTTCTACTAATCACCATTTAGGTAAAATGGAGATTATTTATTAACAATTTAAACATCTCAGACAATGAAAAAGTTCCTATTCGCCTTATTGGCATTGACACTTTGCAACAGTATAATTGCACAGAATCACGTTAAATTTACTATGTCTAAGTCGCCTAATGTAACGTACACAGTGAATACAACCAAAGCAACAAGTTATCCTACAAACTCTCAGTTAGTACCAACTACTCAAGCATCTGTACCCCAAGGACAGGTATTTGATTTAGATAAGAAAGTACCTAAGACTAAACAGGATTGCTTAAAGGGTAGCACAGTAACCACTAACACCGCTACATATAAAGGAGTAAATAATACAGTATATGTTACCAATAAGGGTAAGATGTTCATCATACTCCAAAATAAGACGGGTGATGGTTATTACAGGAAATACATTAAGTAAACATATAGTCCTTAGCATGACTTGAAACTGCTATTTTAATATGATTTTAGAAACATTGTATAAGCGTACCAAGACCGGCGCTATTCAGTATTACAAGGTTATTGTACATACTGGAGATATGGGTACTACCATAGTCAAAGAAACAGGACAATTAGGTACTACAAGTCCTGTATTTCACAGAGCATCTATTAATCAGGGTAAGAATATTGGTAAAGCCAATGAGACTACACCTGAAGAACAAGCAGAATCACAAGCTAAAAGTGATTGGCAAAAGAAGAAAGATGAAGGATATAAAAGCTTAGAAGATTTATGTATAGGTCATCAAAATGGGGGAGTGCATCATGGATTATTTACCATTAATGGTATTGTACAAGTTCCAGCTAAATCTTTACAAGAGGTGTTGGAATTAACTTTATCCAAGTTTAACACTGATGCTTCAGGTAACATTAAACCTATGTTAGCTAAGGATTACACTAAGGTAAAGAACATTCCATTTCCTGTGCTTGTACAACCTAAATTGGACGGTGTACGATGTTTACTTATACTGAATGAAGATGGAATGCAATTCTTATCCCGGTCAGGTAAGACTTACAATACATTAGGACATATAGAACAGACTATACCAACATTGGATGGTAAAATGTATCCTACAATCCTTGACGGCGAAATATACTCCGATGAATTAAACTTCCAAGAGATAGTATCTGCTGTTAAAGCTCTTAAACCATCATCTGCACAACTTAAATACCGTGTATATGATGTAGTAAATGGAGATACACAGGTAAAACGCATTGATTTTGCAGAATATATGGTTAAACATATAAATTCAGAGCATATTCAAAGCGTACTTACATCTAAAGTACATTCGATGGAAGAAGTTCATGCATTTCATAATAAATATGTACAAGATGGATATGAAGGTGCTATGATTCGTTTATTATCAGGTAAATACGGCCAAGGTCAGCGTTCTTCAGAGTTACTCAAGGTAAAAGAGTTCGATGAAACAGAGTTCAAACATATAGCATGGGAATTCGGACAACGTGAAGAAGATTTGATTGCAGTATGCCATACTTTATCAGGTATAGAATTTAGAGCTAAAATGCAAGGTACAAGAGAACAGAAGAAACATATTTTGGATTTATACTCTGAATACAATCCTAAACGTGTACTTACGGTTAAGCATTTTGGTTATACTGATAACTCAGACATTCCCCGTTTTCCTGTGGGAAAAATTATCCGGGACTATTAGACTCAACATATTATACCATAACAAAGTACCGCACTAAGCTTACGACGGTAAGCCGTGGTCAAAACGGTGAAAAAGACTTAGTACCATAGGCTAATCATTCAGACACCATTAGGGTTTGAAATACCTGCTTATGCAACGTCAGGACAAGCCGTACATTTAAGGCTTGTTATGGTATATTTTTAAGCATTTACACATTGGATTAAATAACAATGGTGGTAGAGGTTGGGCATGGTTGATAAGTGTAGTTATAGGTATCCTATTTTGGTATTACATTATCAAACTCATTATATATTTTTGCAAATGGTAACGTTTAGAGCGTAACTCTATTCGTAAAATCCTACGTTTTGGTTCACCTTTGGTAACAATCAAAGTCACGTTCGAGTCGTGAGTAGGGACAAGATGATAATAGCTCCCGAAATTCAAGCGGTCAAGTAAACTATTCAAAGTACACGAATAATGAAAAAGGTAAACAACGAGCATTATCTAAAAGAAGCATCTGAATTTGAAACTCAGAATACGAAGTGTTGGGCGTACTTCTCTGTCCACTATGGGCGGATAGCTTAAAATCTCCCAAAAATTATTAAACCTACCTTCTTACTCGAATAGAGTTGGAACTGCTGTTTAACCAGTTATTCTTAACAGGTTGATGTTGGTAGGTACATTATTGTATTGGACATAAAAGGTAAAACACTCTATACTTAGTTAGTGGTATAAGTGACCACAAACAATACGATTGGAGTTTCACATGTAGAGAGCAGATGTCGGTAAGCCTGTCCTCGTATGTAAATTCATACAGGATGTATTCGTTGGTTCGGCTTCAACCATGTGAACAAGTCCCGTCAAACAGGGAGTCCGAATGTACATAGGACAAACCAAGAGTTGGTATCATACAATATCTAACACGGGC